TCTACTAAACCTCCGTTTGACCAAACTTGGATAGCCGTATTAGCGGTAACCGCTGAAAAACGACCTTTAGAATAATCAAATAATCCTGGAGGGTCTAACTCAGCCTCGTTTCCTTCATAGAATAAATCATAAAGATTTTTCTTGAATGCTCCCGCTCCTGTGTAACCTTGACTAGGGTTATTACGTCCATCATTAACTGCGGTTGGAGAACCAATAGGTGCGTAATGTTCGTTTGGACTAACTCCATCAACATAACCTTGAATCTTAGGTACAAAGTAGAATAATTTACCGATTGGTAAATTCATCGCTTGTACAGATACGATGTCATTCGCTAATAATTTAGAGAATACACGTCTAACGATAGGGAATACAACAGTTTCAAACGCTCCGTTTGAACCTTCTCCAGTTGCTTCGTTAATCAAAAATGACGCTTGGTTTTCATATAACTGCGCCACATTTTCTTTTAGGTGACCTTTAAGGCCTTCAAGGAATCCTAATTTATCCCATTTTGTAATTGTATCTTCTTTGATAACTTTAAGGTGTTTTAAACCGATGTTACCAACAAGACCTGATTCTAATAATGCTCCCATTTTTTTGTTTGTTTTTTTTTATTTATTTTTTATTTTATTTTTGCCATTAAATCTTTCATTCTCAAAAACTGAGGATTCTCATATGTTTTTGATTCTATCAGGTTAGTGGCAGAACCTGTAGATTGTGATTTTTCAATTACTCTCTCAACTGACTCATTAACATTAGATTTACCTTTAGATGTTGTTACTGATAACTCATCTTTAATGGTTTGATATAAATTCTTAGATTCTTTAATAGTTTCAACACCATCAAATCTTCTTAAAATATTAATCTTCTCCTGTTTTGACGTAGAATGTTCTGTGAACAATCTTGTCGCGTAAGCTAAGTTTGAATTAAAAACTGCAACCTCGTTTAATTTATTTCTGAAAACATTAAGTGCTTTTCTATACTCTTCGTTTTTTTCTCTAAGTAAAGAAAGTTCTTGATTTGAAAAGTCTTCATTACGAACTTGTTTTCTACTTTCGTTTCTATCAGAACCTTTTCTTAAACCAACTTTACCTGATGTTACATAACTGTTAGTACGAGCGGCTTCTTTTGTTTCCATTTTCTTAGGTTTGATTTTAAATTCACCATCAAGATTTTCACCTTTTTTATCGTATGAGAAGCCTTTCTTTGCGCTTCCAGTTCCCATAGTTTTATTTGCGTTTTTCTTAACAGTTTTAAAACCACCTTTTCCTGTTTCATAACTGAATTTAGGACCTTTACCAACTTTACCTTTTGCTTTGAAAGACATTTTCTTTTTAGATTCCATGATACCTTCTTCCTTTTCAAGATTATAATCATCTTCCTCAAGTTCAAAATTTTCATCCCCTAATTCGATTTCGTAAACGGTATCTTCTTCCATGAATTCAGCGTCCCCCATAAATTCAGGGTCTTCCATAGATTCATAATCGGAATCAAGCTCTAATTCATAGATATTTTCTGACATTTCTGACGCAAAAATATCTTCCATTCCTTTTTCCAAATCTTCAGGTTCTAATTCTTCCTCTAAATTAGAATCGTCATACATTTCATCCAATTCTTCATCTAAATTAGAATCGTCATACATTTCATCAAATTCTTTGTCTTCAACGCTTTCTCCAACAATCATATATTCTTTATCTTCATCTTTAATGTTAATGTTACCCGCTTCATCCTTTGTTACAACGATGTTATCATCAGGACCCATTAATTTAAAAACACGAAGAACTTCATCATCTGATTTGTCGGTTAGGTCAATTGCGTCCTCTTCTTCATCTTCCATTTCCTCATCGTCACCTTCCTCATCTTCCTCATCACCCATGTCTTCATCTTCTTCTTCGTCATCGGTGTCTCCCATGTCCATAGTTGTATCCATGTCCATGTTCATTGAGTCATCAGAACCGGATTCAATTTCGGTCTCATCTTCAACCCCATCTTCAGGAGCATCTTGCTCTGTCAGAGATTCTTTTACCAATTCTTTGATTTCTTCCTTCATTGTTGAAGCAAGTATTCCTTTTGCGTTTTCGGCAACAGCCTCTTCAAGATTTTTCATCTGAATGATTGCCTCTTCTACGATTGATTTTTCTTTTGCCATTTTTTTTGTTTGGTTTTATTTGTATATAAATATGTCCAAATGTTAAAAAGTTTTTATTTTAACATTAACTATATTATTTTTTTTTAATTAAATATCTAAACTTTGTTGTCCCAAGGACTCCATTTTTTTCTTTTCTCTCTGTATTAATTTTTCTAACGCTTCTTTTTTAAATTCCAAATCTTTAATTTTTCTCATATTAGCATTAAATAAATCTTTCACAAAATCTTTTTTAGTTTGTTTTATTTTTGAAACTTTTCTTTTTTTATACTGAGTTTTAAACTCGATATTTGTTAATAAATATGGTTCATAAAAAGAAACCGAGTTATTTGATTTTGCGACAATTTTAGACCTATTATTTGAAAATAAAATATATCGCTGAGATTCAAAATTAACAAAGAATATAATATCAACATTTTTTTCAGAATATTTAGTCGGATTATAAAAAGTTTTCACCTGAAAATAAGTGTCAGCGTTTTCTTCATCAATATAACTTTTAATATCTTCAAATGGTTTTACTTGAACGTGAAACGAATTACCCCCAATTTCAACAGAAATGTCCATACCTTTTTTCGTATCTCTATAATCCCCAGAGCAAAATCTTTTGATTATTGCTCTATCTCCAAAATATTTTTTTAATATTTCAATTGCGAATTTTTCATTTCTATTACCTGATTCAATCGTTGTTCTATTAAGTTCAACTAATTCATCAGTATAATCACCGTTAAATAATTGTTTTTTATTATTCTCAATAAAATCCATTAAACTACTTGTTGTAATTTCTTGACCTGGATTTTGCGCGGTAAATAATTGTTTAATTTTGTCTCTAACTTTTGTATTTGTGTCAAATCTATTTAGAATTGACCATTCGTCTTCTCCGGGTATATGTGCATATGCTCTAATTACCCCTTCTCCTGTCTCGCAATTATCATCAGGACTTTGGATTGAACCCCACATTCCTAATGGTTTATAAACATCTTTAAGACACTTTCTAATATGGGACGAGATTGGGTCTTCTTCTTGTTTCTTCCAAGCCTCCTCTAGTACTTTAAGTTGTTTTTCTAATAAGACATATTTCATCTAATATAAATATGCGGAAAATAAAAAAGGAGGGACTTTTATTTCCCTCCTTTTAAAATCATTGAAATTTGATTTATTCTATCACTTCATCAATTTTGCTTTCAACAATTGCTGTGATTCTCCAATCTTGCGTATAAGCCTCAAAAATCTTTGTTACTTTCGCCTCAACATCGGTTGGAGAATACCCTCTAACCAATTTTTCTTCTTTTTGTTTTTTAACTTTTCCTGATTCAGCGTCAACCATATCGATGGTTATTTTCGCTACAAAATACTTTTCATCCATTTCACTCATAATTATTTGATATTAATATCCCAAATAATCGTTTAATTTTTTCATTAAGTCAATACTTTTATCGTTAACTCCCAAAGAATTTGTATCTCTCATCTTTTTTTCTTCTTCAATGTTCTCTTCAAATTTGGTTCTTTCGTCAGGATTTAAGAATAGATACGCACCAGGTGTAGATGGAGAAGACACTAAGTCAAAACAAATTAATTCAAAATCATCTTGAACTTCATTTTGTTCACCAACTTTTTTAAGTGAGCCAACTCCTCTTGATGATATACCTAAAGTCACTCCCTGTCTTAAATAGTTTGCCGCCATATCTCCTTTTGTTGATACAATTCCTCTTTCATGAAAACCTGGTGAAGTTAATAATTTAAGTTTACCCATTAGAATAGGTCCGTCCCACCAAATATCTGTAATAATGTGAGATACTCTATCCAAATCAATTAAAGATGATTCAGGGTGATTTAATTCAGAAAGAGAAGTTCCCTTCTCAATCATTTTTTTATAATTCTGAGACTCTCTTTTTAAGATATTTTCAGGGTAAACTCTACCGTTTCTATTTGGTGTATTGTATTTCTGTAATACGGCATAAAACTCAAATGGTTTTGAGTGGTCTAACATATTTTTGGACTCTTTAATAATGTCCATATTTCTACTATCCGTTGGGGAAATATACCCAGCATCTTCTTCGATAAGGATTCCCTTACCTGATTGTCCGGGTTTTAAAATCTTTAATTCCATAATATTTTTTTAATATAAATATTAAAGATTATCAGTTTGTGCAACTTTTTCTTTTGGTTGTTTCTTTAAACTAAATGTAAAATATTCACTTTTGTTAAAAATATGGGTTGAAATTTCTTTTGAAATCTTTTTCATATATGATTTTAATTTCTCAGATTTAAAATTCATTTCTTCTTTTAAGTAAAAATTTATCTCAAGATTTAAAAATGATTTTTTTGATACGACAATTCCGCTTGCTCTTAAATCTAAATCAACTATAAAATTATCTTTTAACATATCCTTATCTAATAATTCAAATATTAAATGTTTTATTTCTCTACTCATATTTAAAACAACCCTTGACCAATTTAGAGAATGTTTTATGGGTAATACCCAAGTTTGTATATTCAAATATACAGATTTGAAATCGACAGAATCTACAGTTCCATATACCGATTTCATTTTTTTGAATCCCTGAATTTTACAGGTTTTTCCTTTTTTCATTAATTTTCATTTGTTTAAAAGTTTATTTTTAAAAAAATTAAGTATAAATGATATCATTGTCAAAAAAATTGTTATATTGGCGATATTTGTATAATATGATTATTGTAAAATTAGATAAAAATATGTCGCTTGAAAAAGCTCTGAAGATTTACAAAAGTAAGATTATTAAGACAAGACAACAATCTGAATTGATTGAGAGAAAAGAGTACACCAAAAAATCCGTAAAGGACAGGGACTCTCTAAAGAAGGCAATTTACGTTCAAAAAAAGTTTAAATCAAATTAAAGATTTTCGTTTAAATTCTTTAACTTAAAGTAAGTTAACTTGTCGTATTTTTCTGAAGAAACTTTTGTTAATGTTTCATCTATTCTTGAATGAATTGTTACGTCCGATTCAGATGATTTCATATTCTCTAATTTTGTCAAAAGACTTTCTTTAACTAATTGAAATTTTAACTTTAAATCTTTGTCGTCTTCTTTAAGAAGTCTTGTTAATTCTTGTTTTTCAGACTCATTTAAATTCTCTACGTAGTTTGAGATTGTTTTGTTTGCGACCTTAACCATTGCACTAATAGGAATATTAACAGGTTCTTGTTTTTTAATAGGAGTTCTTTTTAATGACTCAGTAACAACTTTTTTTGCTTTGATATTTGATTCTATGTTTAACACATCTAAATTAAAAACGTTATCAACGTGTTCATAAATGTTGTTACATTTAACATCAGATAACCAAATATTTAATTTTTTTAAATCTGATTCAGTTATTTTATTTAAGGTATTTTCGTAAATTTTAATTGACTCGTTAATATAGTCTTTCGCAACAGATTCATTTAATCCTTTGTTGGAGTTTAATTCATCATACAAGTAATATAGTTTACTTAAATTTTTATTTGCTAAAACTAAATAATTAAAGTTTTTAATTTCGTCTTTAAATGTGTTATTAGAGTAAGATTCTAATAATACTTTTTCTATTTTTGATTTTATAATACCAAATTTCATTTTTATATTTTTTATATAAATATTAATCTTTTAGAATATTTCTTAATTGTTTTTCTATTTCTCCTAATGAATTTCTCGCCTTTGATAAATCTATGTAAGAATCTTCATTAATTAGACCTTCAGATTCTAATAGAATATTTAAATTATCTTTTTTAAATGACTCAGGTGTTACCGCCGCTTCAGGTGCCGGTGGAGGTGGTGGAGCTCCTCCACCCATTTCTTCACCTCCCATTCCACCAGGTTCTCCTCCGCCAGGAGGTGGTGGTGGAGTTGCTGCAGATGCTGTTGAACCTGTAACAACTTTATATAATTTATCTACATTATCAAATATACCTGTATGAGTAATGATTGTCGCAGTTCCTGTTAATTCAGCACCAACGGCCTTCTCAATTCTTTGTTGTTGTAAGTCAAGTTTAATTTCATCATCAGAGAATCCAAGTATATGTTTTTTAGCCCAAGATACAGATGTCGGAGCAATACCTTCAATTGCGGTTACGGAGTCTTTATAAGCTAATAATTTTTCTTTCCAAACATCAATTTTTAATAAATCGGCTTGAGAAGAAGGATTTGTTAATGTTAGTGTAAAATTATTTAACTCATCTTCAAAACCTAATAAAAATAAATGAATAATTGCAATCTTATTTAATTCTCCAATCATTGATTTTTGAATCTTATTAATTGTTCTTGCAAAACGAATATCTAATAATGATAAATCTTTTCCGCCACCAACTGGTTCTTCAAAACCTAAGAAAGCTTTTGGAACTCGGAGAGCCGTTAATAATTTCTTTTGGATGTATTCAATATCCGCAATTTCTCCCATGTTCTGACCACCTGGTAAAGTTTCAATTGGTGATGCTTGTGCCGGGTCTCTAACAGGGATAAAATAATCTTGGTCAACCGCCATTTGATTAAATCTCATATCAACATTTCCTGTCTTTGAATCCACAACTTGGTCTCTTTTAAATTTGTTAGCAACACGTTGTACATACGCCTCAACATCTTTATCATCCATATTACCTACAAATACTTTAAATACACGTCTTTCAGGGGCTCTTGCGGTTCTGTATATTAACATCGCGTCTTCAGATAATAATAATTGTTTCCAAATACGTCTTGCCTTTTCTAACATTGAGGTTCCGTATGGTAATTTTCTATCATCACCTAATAATCTAAAATGAGCAATTTCCCAAGAATTAAATTCCATATCCTTGGTTTTCCATTTAAATCTTAAACCTTTGTTTTCTTCAGGTTCTTCAAGTCTGGATGTTTTCGCTGGCATACCTCTCTCCAAACGTTCAATTTCTATGTTTGGTAATTGCATACAACCAACAATTCCTTTTTCAGAATCTAATTTAAGATAAACAAAATTATCACCATACTTACAAGCGTTTCTTGTCCACATTGGTAGATTAATATTGATATCTAACACATTGTTGAATAGGTCAGCCAAGATTGATTTAATACGTTTTGATTCTGAATAAATTTGTAACATATAACCATTTTGATTAACAGTTGTGGATTCTTCAGCGTATATGTCTAAAGCAGTTGAAATCTCAGGAGTATACTCCATACTTTCGTAATCGTAAAATGACGCCAATCTTGTTGGTTCGTAATAAACTGCTTGAGTATAAAGATTACTTTCAATTTTCGCCCATTGATTTGCTAAGTAAAATGTTTGTTGAGCTTGTAATTTTTCTTTCTCGTATTCTTGTTTGGAGTTTGTTTTAAGTAATTGTTCCTTATCAAACTTATATGTGGGATAATCCTGATTTAACAAAGCGTTAGGACCCATAGCCCTTTGTAGTCTTTGCCAAACCGTTAAATTCTTTTCGTTCTTATTATTTTCCATAGTAATAATTTTAACTTTAAATCTTTATAATTAAATAGTTTAAAAACTGAAGTAATTATTGATTTAATTATATAATACCAAGAATTCGTTTTATCTCTTCTAATTCTTCCGGAGTTGCTTTTAAAATTGCGTCTAATGCTAATCCTTTTGGTGGACCATCTGGTAAATATTCTTTCATAATCATTTCACCCTCATCGTTGTATGTAATTTTATTACAACCTTCTCTTGGTGTTCCGTCTGGTTTTAATAAACCGTATTCGTATTCTATTCTCATATTTTTAATTTTTTATAAAATGTAAGTCAACAAAAATTCCACAAGATGTTGGTATTGACATCCAATTAGGGGTTTCCCATTTTATCTGAACTTCGTCATTCACATTTAATGATTGTGAAAGACTTGAATTTATTACCGATTGCATTAATGGTGCAGTTCCACTAAATGAAACATTATTTGATAATAAAACATCTGTGTTATTGTTTATTCTAAAATAAACGGTGGAAAGTTCATTCGAACCTCCGCTACCAAGAGCGTACGTTGTGATTGTACAACCAATTAATGTACAGTTAAAAGGTATATTATATTTGTTTAATGTTGGACTTGAAAAAAGACTACTCGAACTAACGACAGTAGTATAATAAGTCGATAATTGAGACGGATTTACACTTGTTAATTGTTGTCTAAAAGAAAATCCTACACCACTATAAGTAATTGAACCTGTTGTTCCTGTAACGACATTTCCACTGTTATCTAAACCTAAATTAATGATTGGACTTCCTCCGCCAATAGTTCCAATATTAAGTGTTCCACCTATTTTGGTATTTCCTGTAACGTCAAGTGATTCAGTTGGGGTTAAAGTTCCAACACCTATTCTAATGTTATCAACATCCACAGTTATTGCGCTTAATGAACCAAAATATACATTACCTTGGTCACCATTATTAATAAGTAATGGTGAATTAGATTCGATAAAACTGGTTTTAGCCAACGCCATAGTAACTAATCCGTCATTTCTAATGGAAAAATTAGTCGTTCCACTACTATCTTCAACCTTTACTGCGTATTGTGAAGAATCGTTAGTTGTTCCCGCAATGTGCATTTTTGCAGTTGGGGTGGTAACACCAACTGACCATTCACCACTTGTTAAATCAACAAATGTTTTTTCGTCTGATGAGAATTTTGCCCTTTTATTTGGGACTGTGGAACTAAATTTAATATCATTATCAGTCTTAATTTGTGGTGTTATAACTTCTGTTGATGTTACCCCACTATTAAATGTCACTGGTTGATATACGGTTCCTCCTGTTACGGTGGGTTGCCAAGTCGCGTTTCCATTACCATCTGAAGTTAGTACATATCCTGGACTGGCCCCAGACATCACTTGCAAAGTATTTGTTTTTGTTTTTCCTGTAACATCTAAATCTGGATTTATTGTTACCCCAGAATTAAATACGGTTACCCCTGTTACAGTACCCCCACTCAATGGAAGGTAACCAGTCTCAAATGTTTGAGTTATGGTTGAGAATGGTATATTATATGTTATACCACTATATTCTACGGCAAATAGTGTATCTATTGTAATACCCGTTAGTGTTATTAATTGTCCTATTGTTTTACCTGTTAAATTTGGCATTTTTTTACTTTATAAATATTATATTATGGGTCAACAAACAATAAATATTCGTCTTCACCTGGTGATAAATAAGTTTCACCGTCAATTAATAATGCGTCAATAATTTCTGGTGTTGGTTCGGGACAATCTACAATTAAATTATCACCATTTTCAGTTATTATTGAATCTAAAAATTCTGTTGATAGATAACAAATTTCTATTGGTGTTGGTGTTGGTGTCGGAGTAAAACTCGGAGTTGGTGTTGGTGTTGGAGTCGGAGGTATTGTTGGTGTTATTGTTGGAGTTGGAGGTATTGTTGGTGTTATTGTTGGAGTTGGAGTTTGACTTGGTCTAGGGATTCTTTCTATCTGCGACTTAATCGATTCTTTATCGTTAGGTTGTCTAACAACAGTATATATCCCTTGCCCCGGAACGTTTAATTTACTTCCACCAATAAACCTACCTGATTTATTTCTCCTGATTAAACCCATTTTTTGTATAAATATTAACGATGACCAAATAGCCAACCGTATTTCATATAATCTTCTTTTGTATAACTGTTATTTGATGTTGACTGTCTTTCATTATATACCGGAATTACAGGGTTAAATGATAATTGATTTGACACACTTTCAGTATTACTAACCGACCAAGAATTTAACATAGCCTTTGTTTGTTCTGTTACTTTTGTTAAACTACTAAAAGAAGATTCCGCAACATATGTTGCCATAGCAATTGACATAATTAAATCGTCATGATGACCTTTTTGATGGTCTGGTCTTCCGTTAACATAAATGAATGTATTCATTTCGTTAAACAATCTACTACTATATATTTTAAAATCGTGTCTCATTGCCTCCTCAAAAGAAGCAATTATTTGAACTCTTTTATTATTGAAGTTTATTCCAGGTATTTTATCTGCGGCATTTGCAACATATTTCCATTTATTCATCATATCCACACCATCAATATATAGGTTTTTATAACCCATCTCTTGAAGTTTTCTTGATGTTGAAACTCCCATACCTCCTGTAATATCGACAACAATAAAACAGTTGTACATATTTGCCCATTTATAACAAACCTCCGCCATATTGTCGGGAGGTAATTTACTAACGTATTCTGCGACTTGTTCTCTTGTATCAAAATCTATGATTTGAAATGAACTAAAATCTTCGCTATCCCCTCTACTAACATCAACCCCCATTACATATTTGTGACCAACAACGGGTTCTCTCCATATCCATAAAGAATTACCCATCATTTTATTTTCAGGTTCTCTGACATAAGTTTCATGTATTTTTTGTAAAAGTTTAGAATCAAATACATTATCACCAGAACCTAAGAAATTACACTCCAACTCTTGTGATACTTTTCGTTTGTCGTACTTTAATTTTTTAACCATTTTTTCAAACCAATCTGAACAAGGTTTGAATCCATCTTGCATTATCTTTTTGGCTTCCTCAAAATTTCTATTGTTAAATGACTTATCCGACCAATCAATTATCTCCACATTCTTATGGTCGTTTTTATTTAAAAGGTAATGAACAATATCGTCAGTTTTAACAAAATATAAATCTTTTGTATATCTTGGGTCTCTAAACCAAAACATTTCAGATACTTTAAAATCGTTTAAATTTCTTAATGCTTGGTCATAAATTTCATAGTAAATTGGGTCAAATCCGTTAGGAGTTGAAATAACAATAACCTTACCACCTGTTGATAGTGACGCCATACAAGCCGCCCAAAAATCACTATCCGCGTCAATAAACGCCGCCTCATCAAATATAAGAATTGTTGGTGTAAAACCACGTAAAGCGTCCTTTGATGTCGCAACCGCCTTTACCTCACAACCATTTGTTAATTTATAATGTTTTTGTGAATTTTTTTCAGGGGCAAAATCAATACCCGTCCATTTAGGCCATTGAGCAACAAACGCCCTTATTTTATTAGCCATCTCTTGAGATGTATCGAGTTTGTTTGCTATAATAAGAATTTTTTCAGGTTTTGTTTTTTGAGCCAATACTAATTTTTTGGACGCCCATGCCGCGGTAACTGTTGTTACACCAGCTTGTCTATATTTCAATGCAATATTTTCATTGTAATTCTCATAGTCTTCCAATAATGAAATTTGGTCGGGAAATAATTCTAACGGTACGTATTTTGAAACCGTATTGTCATATGTTTGCAAATATGTTCTTAATGCGTATGTAGTATCCTTATGACACTTTACATACTCCATTAGAACTTGTTCTTTACTTAAACTCATAAATCATTTTTATATAAATACTAAAAACCCCCATTTAATTTCTTAAATGAGGGTTAATAAAATTATTAATAGTTAATTAAATATCTAAATCAAAATCCCAACCTGAATCAGAATCTTCACTTGACCCATATTGTTTTTTCTTAACATAAGAAGGATTTTGTTCCATCTTCTTTCTAAGTTTTCTTGACTTCTCAACAATACCTTTAATATACATTTCCGCAAATTCAGGTTCTTCTAACCCTAAAGTAAATAATGATTTTGTTAGTCTAAAAAGAACATCCTTATTTTCTTCAGACAAGAACTTTAATAAGAACGGAGTCAATTCTCTTTGTTCTGTAACATCGGTTACAACTTTATTGTAAATTTTATAAAATTCAATATAAAATTTTTCACTATATACCAAATCATAAGCCTCGGTTTCCAATGACGTAGATGCCTTTTTCGCTAATTGTCTTTGTTCAGGACTTCCTTTACCTCCGGCAGATGTAAAGAACATAATAACACCTTTAACTAATTCATGAACAAGTAAAGGTAATGTTCCCGCTCTTGCTTGAATTATAAAAGGACCTGACTGACTTTTAGATTGTTGTTTTGGTGGTTCAGGTCTTTTAGGGGTTTCAGGTTCTTCATCCTCTTCTTCCTCATCCGACCCTCCTTCTTCTGAACCTTGAGATTGTGGTGGCTTAACTTGAATTTGACCAATGTGACCACCTCCACCTGCTCCGACACCTCCAATATCATCAAATAACCAATACATATGTAACATTATAGGTTGGATAACATTTGATAGTTCTATAATTCTATCTCCATCAGGTAATTCTCTTATCTTATCTTCACAAATATCGTACGCGTTTGCATAATACAATGACATACCTCTTCTAAACATATTGATAATCATTCTTCTCGACACTTCATCAGAAAATTCATTTTTTGCTTTTTCTAATGTTTGTGGTGATATTTGAAATGTTGACTCTACTGCCTGCTTAACTTTTTCTTCATCAACCTCAACTCCGGCGGATTCAATATCTCTTTTTAAGTCTTCGATTTTTTGTTGTTTTTCAGCGTCAATATCAGCAAATTTATTTGCAATTTCCTCATCTGATATTTTTTCAATTTTGTTTTTCATCCCTTTTAGTTTGGATAAAAAACCTGTAGTAAATTTACCGTCTAATTTTAATTTTTTATCAAAAAATTCTCTATCAATACCCATAGCTTTCTCAACAGATTCCGTTGCAATCTGTTCAAGTTCTTCTTTGTTTGCCATTTGTAAAGACATCAGTTCTCCCATTAACTCACCAACAACACCCATAAAAGTACTAAACGCGGTTCTTGCATCAGTTTTAAGATTTCTATTCGCGATTGTTAAACTACGACTAACACCTGAACTTCTACCTAATAATTCTTCTAATCTATTAACCGAATCTTTAAATGCTTCAGAAGTAAAAAAATCTACTTGAGCTTGAGTTAAACCAAATTTACTAAGAGGTAATTCACCCCTTTCAATTTTTGATTGTAAAGTTCTACTTGGTCTTGCTCCGCCAAGACTTTCAGGGTCAAA